CGTTGGACTCGCATTCGGACACAGAGTTCAATACAGACATAACTTTCATTGGTGAAGGTGCTGTATTTCGTACAATCGCCCTTGAGTCTTACGATAATGCCTCATTTGGGCGATACTCATTACATCGTGCTAGAAACACAGAGGCATCTCCCGCAGAGACACAGGACACCGATGTCATTGGTTATCTGGCTGGTGGCGCCTGGAATGGATCTTCATTCACTGAACGAGCACGAGTACTTTTCAAGGTAGATGGCTCACCTTCAGGGACCACTATACCGACAGGCATCGCACTACAAGTAGGATCATCCAGTACTTTAGAACCTTTATATCTGGATCCTGCTGGTAAGTCGTGGTTCGGGTATGATGTTGATCTGGATGACAACGATCTGTTGAGCGTCAATCACATTGAGTGTGCAGTGATTGGTGATGGAACATACGAGGTAGCTAAGTTCACTAATATCGGTGCGACGGCGGTCAATGAAGTAACCATAACAAACGCTGCAACAGGCAATGGTCCCAGTATCGAAGTAACAGGAGACAACTCCAATATCGATCTGTACCTGAAGGCAAAGGGAACAGGTACATGGATCGATATCGAGAACAGCAACGGACTTCGTCTGTCAACGTCAGGTGGGAATAGCTCGATTCGTTGGTCAACTGCATCATCACAAGTTGAAATCATCTCGTCCGGCGAAATCTGGATGAGTGGCACAACGGTTATCTATGCTAATGACGTAGAGATGGGCAACTTGCTGGTGAACGGTGATCTTACGTTGATAGGTGACTTAATCGAAGGTCGCCGTCAGTCGGGAACTCCGGGCGACGGTATGGAGTACCGTTTCCAACGATCACAGGACAATGTCGGTGCAGAGGATGCACTTAACTCTGGTGACTATATTTCGCAGGTGACATCGTATGGCTACGATGATGCGGACTATGATTTAGGTGCTGAGATTCGTACAACGGCTACACAGGATTGGACGGCAGCGAATCACGGTTGTAAGATGGAGTTCTACGTAACTGCAGACGATGTAGCGACTCCTTCGGTTATATGCGAAGTCAATAGTACAGGGTTGGAGATACAGACAACTAAGCGACTGTATCTTTATGACACGAGTCAATATATCTACGCTCCTACTTCTTCGACGCTGGACATTGGTGCTACGGATACGATAACCTTAGTCATAAACTCTGTTGACAAGTTGACTCTTTCGTCTTCTTACGCTTTGTTTGCTGACTATATACAGGCGGATTACTACTCAGCATCATCAGCAGCGATCGGAGGTTTTGGTACTTTCATCAATTGGGGCGGGACACAAACAATGGTGGTTGGTGGTGTAAACGCAACAGTCATCAACGTACCGAAGACAGCATCTGGTGGGACTCAGGTAGGATGGGCAATCATCAATATCAATGGGACGGAAAGCTATCTTCCGTACTGGCAGTAAGATGATTAAGCGAGGCATGGTATATCAAGGGTTGCTCATAGGTTCTTGTAAGCACTGCGGAGCCTGTTGCCAATGTGACGCAGGCGGAGGGATGGATGAACTTGGGATGTGCAACTATCGCAAAGGTGGTCGTTGTATTATCTATGATCAAAGACCTTCACAATGTCGGGGATATCCGGCAAGTGATGAAACGACTAGATATGCTTGTGGGTATAGCGTAGAGTTGGTCGAACTGATACCACAGGAGATAAACGATGGCAATAACACCTGAACAGTTTGAGGGCATCAAAGCAGTGGGTCAGTCGATTCAGACGCTTACTCAAAAGTCTAGTGAGCTTCTTACCCTAATTACGGAAGTTAGGGATTACGCTAATCCGGACAGTAGGTTCGGTGATCGTGTAGTCTGGACTGATTTAGTCGCAGACTACATTGACGACTTTGATACTCTACGTGATGAAGTGCAAGCACTGGCGGAGGGTATCGTTAATCCAATACCATAACGGAGGATTGGTATGCAGATCGACGTGACTGTAGAATTACGGCAGCTTGATGGTACGCATCTTGTAGATGAAGGTGACAAGAATAGGGTCATGACGGTTCGTTCTATCTGCTGTCATGCGCTAAGTGTCAATCTGCAAGGTGAGGAAACGACGGGCGACGAAAAGTGTAAGAGATGGCAACTTGCGCAAAAGATCTACGGACATGATAAGGTAGATCTGAAGGCCGAGGATGTGGCGAAGATTAAGGGGCTTATCGGTAAGATGTATGCACCGATTGTCGTTGGTCAAGTGTTCTTGGCTATTGATCCGGAGCCAGAACAAAGTACAGGTGAGTAACCTATGCCTCAGGAAGACAACGTAGGTAGGACGTCGGTTCGATACGATCAAATGTCTGTCAAGTGGGAAATGCTCCATGACCTACTTGGCGGAACCTTCGCTATGCGCACAGCAGGGACAAAGTGGCTTCCGCAAGAGCCGAAGGAGCTTGATCCCGTATATAACCTCCGCCTAGAGAGGTCTTTCTTGTACGAGGCGTTCGCAAACACGGTAGACAGGTTAGTCAGTAAACCGTTCTCGCGACCGGTGACGTGGGAAGGTATACCTGATTCGTTGGAGAACTTGACAACGGACATTGATGCCAATGGCTCAACGCTGACGCAATTCGTTAAGGACTTGTTTGAAAAGGGTCTGATCTACGGCATGACACATGTCTTGGTCGACTTCTCTAAGAGCATACCAGACGCAACCATTGCCGATGAAAAGAGCCTCGGCACTCGTCCCGTTCTAGTCCATGTGACGCCGCCGAATCTGTTAGGTTGGCGTACTGAAACAGATCTGTCTGGACAAACCGTATTGACCGACGTTCGCATACGCGAAATACGGACAGAGCCCGAAGGGAACTTTGGCGACAAGGAGGTGGAGTACATCCGCCACCTGACTAGAACAGATTATACACTGTACAGAAAGAACGAGCAAGGTGAGTACGTCATCGTGGAGCAAGGTTCCCATACGTTCGGGCGTGTCCCACTCCTGACGTACTATGTAGAGCGAACAGGTTTCTTGCAGGCTGATCCGCCGTTGGAAGCGTTGTGTCACTTGAACATCGCTCACTGGCAAAGCATGTCAGATCAGCGGAACATCTTACGGTTCGCCAGAGCAGGTATCCTGTTTGCAAGTGGGTTCCAGGAAGATGAGTTGGACGACATCGTTATCGGGCCTAACAGTTTCGTGGAAACTCAGGCATCCGAAGCGAACTTGAGGTACGTTGAACATTCGGGCAAAGCGATAGGCGCAGGGGCTGCTGACATAGCTAGCCTTGAAGAGCGGATGGAAGTGTTAGGTCTGCAACCGTTAATCGAACGTACTGCAAAGTCAACAGCGACTGGGAAGGTGCTTGATGAAGAGAAGACTATGTCAAGCATCCAGGCATGGATCCGTTCGTTAGAGGACTTGATCGAGTCCGCAATAACACTGGCAGCCGAGTACATGAAGGCTACGTTAACTGACTTATCCATCGATATCTTCAATGACTTTGGTGTAGGGTCGAAGGGCGTTGATGAAATTGGTCAGTTGACTAAGATGCGGGAGCTGACGCCACCACAGATATCGCATGAAACGTTCCTAAACGAAATGCGGCGAAGAAACGTGTTGCTGGACACGTTGGACATTGAGGAAGAGATACAGCGAGTAAATGAGGAGGACCAGCAACGGTTGGACGCCTTGATCGGACAGCCTGAAGATGACGAGGATGAGGATGACGAAGTAGACGAGGTAGATGAGTAAAGATGCCAGTCGTTAAGCCATTAAAGGTACGCGCGTTGACGAAAAGCGTAAACGATCGAGTCCTTGATCGCGCTATTCGTCATGCAGTATACCTAGAGCGGCTGAAGGTTGGTGAGGTAAACAAGATCGTCGGTCTGTTGAACAAGTCCGTTGTTCCTGACCTCGTCGGGCAGTTGGAAAAGCGTTTGCTCAATATCAAGCAGCGAGGCTTCGATACATCACCTGCATCAACTCGCAGGTTGCGGCAACTGTTGAAGTCAACCAACGGTATCGTTCAAGGCGGAGTCCGCAGTGCTGGGAAGGTGTTGCGTAAGGACCTTAAGAATATCGCGATGGCGGAGACAGAGTTCCAGGCCAGACTACTAAAGGATTCCTTGCCGATAGGTGTCGACCTTGTGACACCTTCTACAACACTGTTGCAGTCCATAACTACTTCTCGTCCCTTTCAGGGTAGGCTGTTAAAGGATTGGATGTCTGGACTCAGCAACGTAACACAGAAAGAGCTCACAAGACAGGTCAATATGGGACTTGTCCAGGGTGAAGCGATACCTGCGATAGTGCGACGGGTTCGTGGTGTAGTGGATCAGACTAAGAGGCACGCTACGGCTCTTGTCAGGACTAGTGTCAATCACGTGACAGCACAAGCGAGGGAGTTAACGTACGAGCAAAACAGTGACATTGTTAAGGCTGTTCAGTACCTCGCGACATTAGACCATCGTACTACGGACATCTGTGCTAGTTTAGATGGTAAAGTGTTCAAGGTTGGGGAGGGAGTACGTCCGCCTCAGCACATCAATTGCAGGTCTACTACGATACCTGTGACAAGGTCGTGGAAAGAACTGGGAATACCTCTAAAGGATATTCCTGCTACGACGCGTGCATCCATGAGTGGGCAGGTACCTGCAAAGACAACGTATCCGCAGTGGCTCAAGAAACAGCCACGAGCAGTGCAGAACCAAGTTCTTGGGAAAGGTAAAGCAGACTTATGGAGGCGTGGGAAGTTTGACTTGACCAAGCCGATACTGAACGGCAAGTCCATCACCTTGAAGCAACTCCGTAGATTGGATGTAGTGCCAGACGCATCGAGGATCAGGTATCTAACATCCACAGCACTGGAGAGAGCAGACGTAGCGCAGCGGATCATTGACGGTACTGGCAACACAGATGGTTTACTTGAAACACTGAAGCGGATGGGTGTTGGCCCTAAGACGCGGGCTGCTCTAAAAGCAGGGAAAGCTGAGAAGGTCGCGTATCTTCGGAGCGGTGAAGGTCTTACTCCTGCAGCAAGGAAGCGGTTCGCAGTAGTTCAGCCGAGGCCTGTTCTTCCAAAGCCGACACCGTTGCCGAAACCTTTGCCTCCTAAACCAACACCTCTTCCACCGAAGCGGACAGGTAAGTATCTTGAGTCAACAGCAGAAACCAGAGCAGGGATTGCTAAACAAGCTGCACTATCAACTGGAACAGAGCAAGAAGCGTTCCTTGAGCAGTTGAAGCAGATGGGAGTCGGCCCTAAGACCAGAGCATCTTTGCGAGCTGGCGATCTCAGGAAGGTTGAGTATCTTCGCAGTGGAAAGGGACTGACTCCAGCGGCTAGGAAGCACTTTGGTATTAGCTTACCGACTAAATTTCCGAAGGTTCCGAAACGTAGTCGTCCCGTGTTTGTCGAAGGAGAAATTCCTAAACGTGGAATGTTCAAGACGTTCGAGGAGTTCCAGGTCGAGTTCCGCAAGTGGGCGCGGTATCATGATCTTGATACTGCAATGGCTAACGCTACACACTTGGACGACATAGTGGAACGCATAGCGAAGACCACCTTGTCACGTACTGAGTTGGACGAGATAATCGTTAATCTCAGGCATGAACTTGATAAGTACGATGACATGCTTCGAGGAGCTAGTGAGTTCCCTAGGGGCATGGGTAAGTGGGATGTCAAACTGCTTGTTCGTAAGGTTGAAAGGTCTATTGATCAGTATACATCAATACCTAAGATATCCTCAGCCAAGAGGAGCATTAATATTAGACGAAAGGCGTGGAAGAACATAAGTGATGCAGGTTCTAAAAAGAAAACCAAGTTTAAGGTTTCTGGAAAGAGTCCTGACACTGATGCATTTGCGCGAAGAAAACAAGAGGCTGCGGATTGGTTTGGCGACGTAACTTCTCAGGCAGACAACAGAAAAGGCATGAAGTTTCATGCGGAGGTGAAGCCTGGACGAGCGAACGCTGAGAAGCAATTCAATCGAATTAACATGGATTCGTATGCTCCGACTCGGACCTTCGTGCATGAAATGGGTCACATGCTGGACTTTGAGGGTCAGCAACTACAGCGGACTAACCAGTTTCTTAAGCGTCGTGTGCTGAAGTCTGGTGATAAAGAAATCAAGCTCATTCGTAAGTTTTACGACGAAGACAAAAAGAAGATGGTGTACGAGTGGGGCTGGGACGACGACTTTGGAAGGTTCTACAAGGACCCAACGTTAGCGAGGTACACAGGACGATGGTATGGGGACAAGTATGAAGCAATCGAGAACGTTGCTGATTTTTCTTGGCTCCCAGGTGAAACATTCTCTATGGGCGTGGAAGCGTTGTACATTGACCCGATAGGGTTTGCACAAGCGGATCCTGATTTTTGCAAGTTCATCATCGGTGTTCTTGATGGTACGTTAGGTGTATGAAAGTATCGCGAATCATAGCAGACGGCGAAGTGTTTGAACTATTAGCGAGCGGTGAGTGGAAAGGTGCGAACGAGTCTATGGCTGATAAGTTAGGTCTAGAAGTCAGCACGCGGTTTGAACTCCACGCTTGGACTGATGGTTTAGTTGACCAACAACGAACGGACGCGGCAGTCAGCTATCTTAGGAAGAAAGGTTACAAGGACGTACGATCCAAGATGTTACGGACTATACCTCCTCTTTCCGGAGTACCAGGAATTGATTATGTTGTGTAGGCGAGATGCCTGCAAAGAGGCTTAACGAGTGAGATGCTCGTGCTTAAATCTAGCGGCGGGATGCCAAAGGAGTGAATGATGTTGAAGGCAGTAGTAACAAAGGATGAATACAGCGCGTTGGACCCGGCGATTCAAGAATTGTACGGGGATGAGACAGGGGATAAACGAGTCCTTGCAGTCACTTCGGTTGACGGCATGGAACTCGCAGATACCAAGTCTCTTCGTACTGCGCTGCAGTCGGAACGGTCGAAACGTGAAGCTGCTGATAAGGCGGTTAAGCGATTCGGTGACTTGGATCCCGAGGCAGCTCGATCAGCACTTGAGAAGGTGGACGAGATAGCTAACTGGGACCCAGACGAGAAGCTGAAGAAAGCCAAGGGCGAGTTTGAAGCTAAGGTGAAGGCGCAGTTCGATGCTGAACATGCGAAGCATCTGGCAAAGCATCAGGCGGACTTGGGAGAAGTTACCAAGGAACGTGACCTGCTTGATTCTCAGCTTGCGACTACTTTAGTGGATGCAGCATTGACCAAGGCCATTACCGACGCCGAAGGTTCGGTTAACCTTCTTATTCATCCCCTCAAGGCGATGGTGAAAATGAAGGTCCTGGACGACGGGCGACGGGTTCCTATAGTTGTTGACCCTGACGGTACGGAGCGTATCAGCTCCAAGACTGGCGCGGTTGAACCTATGGGGATGGATGAACTTGTGGCGGAGTTCAAGGCGGACGCAGCGTATGCTCCTGCCTTCAAGGGAACCGGGACCAGTGGTTCCGGAGCGACCGGCGGCGGCGCTACCGGCGCGGCAGGTAGTGGTCAGTTTACTATCACCGCAGAAGCCGCAAGAGATACCCGTGCTTATCGCGAAGTTCGCGACCGAGCTGAGAAAGCGGGGAAAACGGTAACTATACTGGACAGTTAAGTTCAGTAACTCTTTAGGAGTATGAGATGGCGAATACGCTTGGGGTATACAACCCCATTTTCTACGCCAACGAAGCGCTGATCCATCTGGAGAAAGCTCTTGGTATGGCGAGTCGTGTCCACCTTGGATACGACGAGGAACGCCGGGCATTCGGCAAAGGTGAGACGGTTAACATTCGTAAACCGGCTGTACTCACTACGAATAACGCTCCGGCAACTGCCGAAGATCTGGCGACGGAAACCGTTCCGGTTACGCTGTCGTACTGGCGTGAAGTGAAGTTTGCTCTTACAGACAAAGAGCTGGCGTTCACTGGTGAGCGGATCATCAACGATCACATTCGTCCGGCAGCGTATAGCTTGGCGAATGACATCGACACGAAGCTTGCAGCACTGTACAAGGACACCCCGTGGTTCTACGACCTGTCCGGAACGCCGGTCGTCGCAGACATCACTGGTCCGCGTAAAGTGATGTTCGACAACAACGTGCCGATGGAGGACCTGCACTACATGATCAACGGCACCGAGGAAGCCGGGTTTCTTGGCTTGTCTGCGTTCGCGCAGCAGCAAGGAGCAGGCGACTTCGGCGTTGACACGCAGCGTCGCGGTCACCTCGGCACGAAGTACGGGTTTGAGATGTTCTCGAATCAGAATGTTCAGACTCATACCAAAGGTACAGCCGATGCAACTGCTCTTGCGGTAGTTGCGGCTGTTGATGCTGGTGTGACAACCATCAGCCTCGATGCAGGTTCCCTGACCGGAACCGTGGTCCCGGGTGACTCGTTCGTTATCGCAGGTAATACACAGCGATATGCGATCACCAACACTGTGACAGCGGCGACGAACGCTCTCACAGGAGTCACGTTCACTCCTGCTTTGGCAGCGGACGCAGCCGAGGACGCGGTCGTTACTCTCCGTGTGGATACGCACTCCGCGAACCTTGCGTTCCATCGCAATGCTTTCGCTTTGGTGACTGCACCATTGTCGGAGATGGGTCGTGAGCTCGGTGCGAAGATTGCGACGGTTATGGACCCGATCACCGGTCTGTCACTTCGCAGTCGTGTGTACTACATTGGGAACTCCAGTGTCGTACACGTTGCACTTGATGTGCTGTACGGGGTCAAGACTCTTGATCCCAATCTCGCGTGTCGTGCTTGTGGTGCGTAGAACATAGCGGCTTGGTAGGTGAGGAACGTTCCTCACCTACCTTGCTGCGTCTTTTCGGAGGAATAGTATGGGTTCTTTACCAACAATCGAGATGATCGGTCCCGCGGGAAGGGTTATCATTAACGCAACCGATCGGGATCTGTACCTAAAGAAAGGGTACAAAGACAAGGGCGACGAGTCCGCCCCTCCTTCCGTCGAGCCTGATGATGAAGAGGACGGGGACGAGGACGAGGACGAGGACGAGGACGAGTAGTTAAGGAGCTTTCTGATGCCCGCGGTAATCGTCGAAACCGGCGCCGGACTCACTAACGCGAACAGCTATGTTGCGATAGCCGACGTGGATACATACACTGCCGATCATGGTGCAGATGCACTGTGGGATGCAGCAAGTGAGGCTGAGCAGCAAGAAGCTGTCATTGAGGCGACGCAGTACATTGATGCTGTGTACAACGCCCGATGGTTAGGTCTGCGTACGAATCGCACGCAGAGGTTAGCGTGGCCGCGAGCAGGTATCGTTGACCCTGATGGGTACGACGTTGATTCCGACGATCTACCGAGGGCGTTAGAAGAAGCTACAATCGAGGCAGCGCTGCGTCACTTCAGCGAAACGGATGGCTTGCTGGCAGACGTCGCTAAGCCTGGAGGGGTTAAGCGTGAACGTGTTAAGGTTGGTCCGATCGAAGAGGAAATAGAGTACACTGGTGGTCGCTCGGATTATCCTA